AGTCCGTAGGGTTTTGCGTGACGATGGAACGCTTTGGCTGAACCTCGGCGATTCTTATGCGGGAGGAAGTAGCGGTGGCACAAAGACGCAAGGCAACCCAGAGTTCAACAAAAACAGACCCAGCCGAGAAGCAACCAAAATACCACCAAAAGCGAAACCAAAAAACCTTAAACAAAAAGACTTGGTTGGAATCCCTTGGCGCGTGGCGTTCGCATTGCAAGCCGATGGTTGGTATCTCAGACAAGACATCATCTGGCACAAGCCAAACCCGATGCCCGAATCAGTAACCGATAGATGTACCAAAGCACATGAATATATTTTCCTATTGAGTAAATCCAAGAAGTATTATTTTGATAATGAAGCGATAAAAGAAGATAGTAAGACAGAAGGCAGTATTCATGTTCATAAAAAAGGCAATAAAGCCGATGAATATGTAAAACAAGGATTGGTTACAAGACCACACAAAAACTATGTAACACCAGAAAAAAGGAACAAACGCTCTGTTTGGAGCGTATGCCCAAAACCCTTCAGGGGCGCACATTTCGCAACATTCCCACCAGACCTAATTGAACCATGTGTTCTTGCAGGTACTTCAGAAAAAGGTTGTTGTCAAATATGCGGTTCACCTTGGGCGAGAGATGTTGAGAGCGAAAGAAAACCAACTCGCCCCAATTTGACATCTAAGGTTGAGGGATTGCCTAGCGAGGTTGTTGGAAACAGAGACACAGAGAGGCATGTTACAACCACAAAGACTGTAGGATGGAGTCCTAGTTGCTCTTGTGGTGCTGATATCATTCCTTGTACTGTACTTGACCCGTTCCTTGGTTCGGGAACAACGCTTACTGTTGGACTGAAACACGGAAGGAACGGCATCGGGATTGAATTGAATCCTGAATATGCTAAACTTGCAGAGAAGCGTATAGAAGATAATCAAAGTTTGTTTACCGTGTGACGCAAAGGAGAACCAGTGACAAAGAAAACAAAACATCCAATGCTCGGCAAGCAAGTTCGTGTATTCACAAGCGATGAAGAACTGGAGTCCTACTACCACCTTGGCGATGCTACGCTAATTCATATCTGCGACAGTCACATCGTTGTCAAGATTGTCGAAGATGGTGGTGATAGTTTCCTTGCGATTCACCCGTGGCATGACATCAAGACGATAGATACACTGTCCGAAATCGTTGGAGGACAATAATGTGGATACTACCCAAACAATTACTCACCTCTCACTATGTGCCGGATACGGAGGCATCGACCTTGGACTTAGAAGCGTTTTGCCAAGCAGACCAGAAGAAGATCAACACTACTGGGAATACCCAAGAACAATCGGAAGTGAGGAAGTTATCACCGCTATGGGTGGCTCAGCTCATGGGATTGCCGATGGCGAACTGGTGCGTAATCAACGTATCGATTCACTGCGCGCCCTTGGAAACGGAGTTGTCCCTGCAACTGCTGCAAGGGCTTTCGTTATACTTATGGACAGGTTAGGAGGAGGTACACTGTGAGTTTGCGAATAATTCCGCTAGACCTAAAAGAGGCAAATGCTATAGTTCAACGATTCCATCGACACCATAAACCGGCGGTAGGTCATCGTTTTTCTTTAGGGGTTATTGATGAGACGGGTAAATTATTAGGGGCAGCGATAGCGGGTCGTCCTATTGCGCGACTCTCGGACCAAAAGTTCATTTTGGAAATAACGAGAGTGGCAACAGACGGTACTAAGAATGCGTGCAGTATTTTGTTGGGAGCGATTGCAAAGTCTGCCAGATGTATGGGATATAGCCTTGTCCAAACTACAACATTGCAGAGGGAGTCTGGGTCAAGTCTGAAAGCGGTGGGCTGGAAATGGCAGAACATAAATACTGATGGAACTGGGTGGGATAGTAGAAAGGGGCGCAATGTAGATTGCAAGAACGATTTGAAAGTCAGATGGTTCTGTGAATTGAGCAGTAAACCTGATTTACAGGAAATACCTACACACAAAAGACTGTATAAAGAAGAAAGTTTCCAGTTGTTTGGAGACGATGGAGGACATGGTGCGTAATCAACGTATCGATTCACTGCGCGCCCTTGGAAACGGAGTTGTCCCTGCAACTGCTGCTAGGGCTTTCGTTATACTTATGGACAGGTTAGGCGAATTATGACTACTTCATACACAATCGTACTCGAATACCAGTTCGAATCTCTTAACATAACGATGAGGCAACACTGGGCTGTACGCAAAAAACGACAAGAAGAACTATTTACCGCAGTAGAATGTGCCGCAGAACAGCCAATACCTACATTCAAGGGTAAATCAGTTGTTACAATTACGAGACAGTGGGGAAAACGGGGTCGTGCGTTTGACCCAGACAACCTTGTAGGTTCAGTAAAGCCCCTTATAGATTGCCTAAAAAAACCAAAAGGCAGACAAAAGAGTGGTCTGGGTATAATTCCAGACGATACACCAGAAGATATTGAACTACGAGTAAAACAAGAAAAATCGCCCGATGGCGTTCATCGGGCTATAATTGAAATAGATACACAAGGAACAAAAGATGTCTGAAGAAAACAACAATCAGGAAACATCAGAGGCGTTTACAGAACTCATGCAAGAATTGCCCGAAGAACTCCGCAACAACCCATCATTGAAAGACTTTAAGAACTTTGAGGGAATGGCAAAATCACACATATCTGCACAAAAAATGGTCGGTGCAGATAAAATCGTTCTGCCACCAAAAGACGCGACCGACGAAGAGCGCAGTGATTTCTTCAACAAACTTGGCAGACCAGAACAACCCGATGGATACGAGGCACCTACAGAAAACATGCCAGATGTAGAACTTGACAAAGATATGCTAAGTGGATTCTTTGACGAGGCGCACCGCATAGGCTTAAACAAACAACAGGCAGCAGCACTCGTTAGATGGCAAGCTCAACAATCCGACAATTTTGTAGCTGAGTCCGTGCAAAACCAAGAAGCGGGTCTTGAGAAAGCCACCGCAGCAATGCGAAAAGAGTTTGGTAGGTCATACGACCAGAAGATGGAGATGGCAACTACGGCACTCAAGCAATTTGGTGGCGACGAACTCGTTGAACTCCTCAACTCCACAGGATTAGGCAATGAGCCAGCAATCATCAAGGCGTTTGCTAACGTGGGCAAGGCTATTGCAAACGATGAGATCGTTGGCGGTGGCGGGCGACAGGGATTCCTGATGTCCCCATCAGAAGCGAAACAAGAAATCGCACAGAAAAAACAAGATCCGAATTTCATGAAGGCGTATCAAGAACGTGACCATGTAGGTCATAAAGAGGCAGTTGCAGATATGCAAAAACTGTTTGCGTCTGCGTACCCAGCAGAGGAAGCGTGAATTTGGCTAGGCGAGTAACCGTACAACAGCAACGCAAGTGGCTACAACAGACCTTAATGGAGGCTGTAAGTCCTGAGGACATGCAGATGGTTGTAATTATGTTGATAAACAGTGCCAGAAGCGGCTCTATATCGGCAGCGAAAGAGTTGTTAGACCGAACCCTAGGCAAGCCAACTCAAGAAATCATAGTAGAGCAACAAGAGCAACGTAGCCCAAGTGAGGTCAGAACACGCTTGGCTGCGCTGTTGCTTGCTCATCCAGAACTACAGTCCGTACTAGAAGATGCCGGTCAAGAAAGGCAACTGGAAGCGATGACACCGGCAGAGAAAATGAAATCGGACATTGTTGGGAAGCCTATATCATCAAAACCAGAGAACTACGAGAACGACACCGTGATTTACGAGAAAACGGATGAGCAATACAATGAACCAAATTAGGATATGTGTTGGGTGTGGCAGAGACACGCGGGATAAGACAGAGATATGTCACAAGTGTAAAATCAAGGGAACAAACACAAAAGTTGGTGCCAAGATGCCAGCCGTAGAAGACCATTACCCAGTAAGTGACGATTATTCTGAGGATTCTAAGCCATAATATTAAAAACCCCGCGCCAATACAAGACTGACGCGGGGCAAAAAAGGAAACCCTGACCAAAGGGTTGACCTTTATCATACAGCCCCATATAACCAAAACACAAAACGAACAAACTATTTTGCTCTAACTATTTCCCAACCAATTTCGTTGTCTGTGGAGTTCTTTACAAAAAACTTGAGCCACGCTGCACCCAGACCCTTCGGTGGTCCGCCCCTCTCAACGTGCCAACCGTCAAACCCATCCACATATTCGTCCTTATATGTTCCACAACGTACATGTGTAACAGAATCCATGCCAACACGACCACTTTGAAACAACTTCTCTCTTGCAATTTCTAAAATCCAATGATCGTGCGTATGACCACTCGCAATGATATTCGCCTGTGGGTATATAACCGCCATCCTGTTTGTCTGAATAACGCCGCGCGTCACCGGTCCACCACCACCAGACCCATGAAAATACTTCAGGTTGCATTGTCTCTTAGACCCTTGGCAACGCACTACGAACCGTACCCATCCCCCATATCCGCCAGAAAAAACCTTTGTTTTTGTTATGGTCGAAATTCGCTCGCACGTTCGCTCACACAAATCTGTCTCATGTCTCTTTTCAATAGAGGTCTCGTGATTACCCTTGCCGATTACAACAAAGTTTTCGGCATAGGGTGCGTAAAACTCTGAGGCACAGTTAACTAGCGAATCAAGATACATGCCCTCTTGTTGTTCGGGACGACAAGCATCAAGGCTTGACCTCTTGTCCCATTTCCCCTGCATGGCACAGTGCATATCACCGATGTCTATAATCCCTGCGCCACGCTTCTTTGCCTCGTCAAGGTGTTTTAGTTCTAGTTCCTGATCTGTGTGCGCATTGTCATGGTGCCTATCCGACGACAGCAAAAACCACTGTTCCCACTTAACGCCCGTGGTTTTCATGCGTACAGTGTGAACATTTCTCGCCTGCTGGGTAACTGTCCAGTTTATTTTAGAGACCACTTATTTTTTCTTTTTTGGCAATGTCCACCAGTTCATTACGTGTCCTACAATCATAAACCAGCCCACTCCACCCACGAGGGTGCTACCAAAAAAGATGTTTCCTAACGCATCTGCTAATAACATAATTATTTCACCTTATATTCAGGGTTAAAATCTGCGTCCCCTACGTGTTTGAGAACGTCTGCTACTTCTAAATTATCTAAATTGACCTTCTTTGCGCCTCGAATAAACTTCTCCCTCGCGTCTACACGCTTCATAATATCTTTCCTACCAAACCAGCGACCGAAAACAATGCCGAGTAGAGCCAGCCCAGCGAGTCCGACAAGTATCGAAATCCATGGTGCGAGTTCTGTTGCAATCCTGTCAACTATTGGAGGAGTCATCGCCAATAGGATGCCAATAACAAGCAGTTTTGCACTTCCTCGTAGGAATACAAGATTTACTATGCCTGCTAGAAGGGCAAGGAACCCAGCAAATGCAATCGGCCACCATAGGTTTGTAGTATTAACGGCAGTAGACACAATGTCCAATGCTTGATTAGCGGTCGGCTTTGGTGCAAATATTGGTTGTAGGAAAGAGCATCCAGAAAGACAGAACAGCATTATCCCTGCTCCTGTAACAACTCTATATCTGTGCCAAAACAACATCATGACTTGCCCATTATGTATGAGGTTACAAGAGCCACAAACCCACCAATTCCTGCCGCCTTTATTTGTAGTATCCATATTTTGTTCTCGATTTTAGCAAGTCTCTTGTTTATCTGCTCCAAAGACTTGTTCATGTGCTTTAGTTGATAACGAATCAGATTCTTATTTACATCCCAGCCATTCTCATCAGACATGTGTGAACTCCTGTACTGGACTGTATTCGATTGTGCCACTGTCTAGTCTATCGTTAATCCACTCTATGTCGCCCCTTTTACCGATTGAATTTAGAATATGCAATATTACATGGCGTTCGCCCTCTCTAAACGCGGTTTCGTAGGGGTCGCCGGGCGAGTGGCTACTTCTGCCCCAATGAAATGTGGTCATAAGGTCTGCTATAACGCGATTTCCAACATCCGAAGAAAAGACAGATACATAGTCCCCCCTTTTTCTTACCTGTCCCTGACCATCGTTTTTCTTTGCCATGTTAGTATTTCCTTATGAAATTTTTACCATCTGGTAATTATTGACCAACCAAACCGAGTTCGCGTGCCGCCGAAGCCCCATCACTCGCTGCAGATGCTGCTGCCTGTATTTGTGATAGTTGAATTGCCTGTTCCTCTTGTTCCTGTTGTTGTTGCCTCAGCTCATCAACCTGTGTCTTGGTACGCAAGAATGATGGGTCTACATTGTTGTTAATCATGAGTGACCTGAATATACCGTCAACATCCAGATTTTGCATAACGGTTGGGTCTACTTGCACCAATGTCTGTGCCGCGCTCATTGCCGTTAGGAACGCCTGAGAGACGCTGGCACGACGACTTACAGCCAGAGGGCTAATATAGTTAATTTTCAACTGAACCCCAGACAGAGCGTCTGGTAGGTCAAATAGCATCTGCCTGCTCAACATCCACTTAAACGTGCGTTGGATGACTGGATTTAACCATTCTGCATACAGACGGGAGAGTATTGGAGAAATAATCAATAGACCCTGTTGTCTACGTTCAATAATTTCCGTTGCGGTCATCCGGTCGTTCTGGGGCAAACTCAACCTGTCTGCAAAAAACGCCTTTTGAATCTTGTCCTCTTCTCTCTCCATCATTTGTTCGCCTATATCTGGTCTAGCACCACTGTTGAATGGCTGTGGAACATCCCTAGTGCCTTGCCTGACATACATAATTGAGCCGGGAGCCGTTCTGATTGGACCCTCCATGGTTCCAGCCGTAACAACAATGGGTGGTCGTACGGACAACTCTGCTGCCTCTAGGATTGTCCTCGCCATCGCGTTGACTACTCGTATTGACGGAAGAACCTCCATTGCTGGACCTCTTCCATACACCTCTTCAGCGGCCTTGCCCCATCTAGCAATAATGTATGGGTTTTCGTCAAACCCGCCCTCTCTTAATAGGTGTTTCGAATTCACTTCGATATATACGGAACCCCAAGACTTATTCGTGCTATCCCGACGCGTCTGATCTCTCTCTACGCGAAGATAAACATTATGGACAAGTTGTATCATTTTGTCTTGTTTATCTGGGCTTTCGGCTAGTTTTCGCGTTTTTTCGCTTACGTTCTGAGTGCCAAACTCTTTTACCACTTCCCATGCGGGCATTTCAAACTCTCTAAAGACATCTGTGAAGGTTCCAGAATCGTCCGCCTTTGCATAAATCCCGCTCAAATCCCTTGCTTGGAACTTGAGCATCCCGTCTTTTTCCTGAACCAGAGTAACCCCAGTTCCGAATGAAACAAGGTCGATAGCCATTTCGTGACCACTAACACTGAATTGGGTGGCGGAATTGTCAAAATAGGCAAGCATTCGGTTCGTTGAATCATAAAGCCATCTTCGAACCTCTTGCCTTTTGTTCAAATCCTCGTCCTCAGTCGTTAATTCAAACCACCGTATACCAGTGTTAAACAACATGCCCTCAAGGGCAGCGGCAAGTTGAATTGCGGCTTCAGGGGCAGTTGTGTTATAGATACGACCACGCCTCTGTGAACCCTTTGCGCGAGTTGTGTTAAAACTACGGCTAGGAAGCACAAAATCAGCCACATCTTGCCAATGGTTGTCCCAATTAGCGCGGTCGCTCTTGGCTTTTTTGAAAGATTTAATAATATGTTCTGGATTAAGAGGCATTATTTTGCTCCCTTTTTACGATTTGTTCGCCTAGATAC